AACCGGAGATTATGCAGGCTTATGCTGAAGGGCGTGTTCGATAACCTAATTCTTAAGGAAACTTAAAATGGCTGCAGTAACTTATCCTGGAGGTAGTTCCTCCATCGTTAACAAGACCAATGCTGATAAATTTATTCCAGAGATTTGGTCTGATGAAATCATTGCCGCTTACAAGAAGAATCTTGTTATGGCAAACCTTGTCAACAAGATGTCTATGCGTGGCAAGAAAGGTGATCTGCTTCACATTCCTAAGCCCACCCGTGGTGTCGCTGCTGCTAAAGCTGCTAACACTGCCGTTACCATTCAGGCTAACGTCGAGGACGAAGTGCAAGTTTCGATTAACAAGCACTACGAATACTCACGTTTGATTGAGGACATCGTTGAAGTGCAGGCACTGGCTTCCCTTCGTCGTTTCTACACCGAAGACGCTGGTTACGCTCTTGCTACGCAAGTAGATACTGACCTTGTTCGTATCGGTCGTCTCTTCAACGGCTCACACGCTGCTGGTGCAACTGGTGACTACTCTGTTACTGGTACAACCACTGCCTACATCGGTGGTGATGGTACGACTGCCTTCTCAGGTGGTGCTGGTGCTGGTAACGCTTCTGCACTGACTGATGCTGCTATCCGCCGGACCATTCAGCGTCTTGATGATGCTGATGTTCCTATGGATCAGCGTTACTTCCTCGTTCCTCCTGTTGCTCGTAACACCATGATGGGTCTTTCTCGTTTCACCGAGCAGGCTTTCGTTGGTGAGCAAGGTGGTAGCAACACCATCCGCAACGGTCAGATCGGTGATGTATACGGTGTTAAAGTGTTTGTTTCTACGAACGCTGACACGGCTTACAGCTCTTCTGGTACTGCTCCTCGTGCTTGCTTGATGTTCCACAAGGATGCAATGGTTCATGCAGAGCAGATGGCTGTTCGTTCACAGGCTCAGTACAAGCAAGAGTATCTCTCTACGCTGTACACTGCTGACACCCTTTACGGTGTTGCAGAGCTTCGTAACGATGCAGGTATCGCCCTCATTATCCCTGGTTGATAACATTAGGGGCCTAATCAGCCCCTCTAACTAAGGAGATAATTATGGCTGCTACTTCTGTTGTTTCTCGTCGTGGTACAGATCAGTTTCGTGGTCTATTCAGTGATACTTGGTCAGTGACAGCTACGCTGGACTTGGCTTCGGTTGCTGATGCTGAAACACAAGTTGATACTGTTACGGTTCCTGGTGTTGCTCTTGGTGATGTTGTTCTTGGTGTTTCGTTCGGTGTCGATGTTGCTGGACTCAGTATTACTGCTGATGTTACGGCTGCTGATACGGTAACGATTGCCGCTAACAACAATACTGGTGGTGCTGTTAACTTAGCATCCACTACGATCAAGATTGCTGTAGCTAGGTTCGTATAAAAAGGAGGGGCTTTGTAGCCCCTTCAACATATAGAGGTCATTATGGTTTACTTTAGATGTAAGTGGTCAAACAATGTAATTGGTGTTGAGGTTGAATATGATGTAGTACAGATGCGTAAGCATCCTGACTATGATGAAGTAAAAGAAGAAAAGAAAGAAGAAACTGAAAAGGCTACTAAGGTAAAGAAATCTAAAGAGGATTAGAAATGTCTAACTATACGAAGACAACCAACTTTACTGCTAAAGATTCTCTACCATCAGGTAATGCTGGAAAGATTGTCAAAGGTTCTGACTTTGACACTGAGTTTGACAACATTGCAACTGCTATCACTACTAAGCAGGATTCTTCTTCGCTTGGTACGATAGCAACACAGAATGCAAACAACGTAACCATTACTGGCGGTACGATGAGTGGTATGACATCGATTGCTGATGCTGATGGTAATGTTCGTGGTATTCAGAAGTCTGGTTCTACAAAAACAACTTCGTATACGTTAGTAGCAGCAGATGCTGGTAACTTCATTCAAGTAGAATCTGGTGGTTCTATTGTTGTTCCAACATCTATATTCACTGCTGGTGATAGTGTCATCATCTTTAACAACACCACAGGTGATATGACAATCACTTGTAGTGCTGTTACTGCTTATGTTGGTGGTATTAGTTCAGCAAAGACTTCAGCAACAATTGCCACTAGAGGAATTGCTACGATCTTGTTCGTAACTTCTTCGCTTGCTGTGATTGTAGGTAACGTAAAATGACAGCCCTTCCTGCCTTCTTAGGTTCAACAGTTTCAAGAGAAGGACAAGCAGCATACACAACAGCAGGTACTTATACATGGGTAGCCCCTGTTGGTGTTGAATCAGTTTGTGTAGTCACTGTTGGTGCTGGTGGAGGAGGTGCTTTACCTGCTTCCGGAAGTAATTCTGTGGTAGGAGGTGGTGGAGGTGGTTTAGGCTACAAGAATAACATCACTGTAGTCCCTGGTAATTCATATACAGTTGTTGTTGGCGCAGGTGGGGCTGGTGCAACTAGTTCTGGTGCTTCAGGATCAGATGGCGGTAATAGTTACTTTATCAATACATCGACAGTTGCTGGTTATGGTGGATCTGGCGGTGGTGTAGATAATACAGGCGGTGGTGGTGGTAGTTACACAGGTGATGGTGGTTCTGCTGGAAAGACATCCCCAGGCGGTGGACCTTTAACAGGAGGGGGTGGTGGCGGTGCTGGTGGGTATAGTAGCACCACAGGAGGCGGAACAGGTGGTAATGCTAACTTTACAGAAAACGCCACAGGCGGTGGAGGTGGTGTTGGAATATTAGGAGAAGGAACTGGAGGTACCACTGGTTCTTATCCAAGTGGTGGTGGAACAGGAGGATCTGGTGGAGCTAATGGTGGCACTGGGACATCAGGAGGTTCTGGTAACGGAGGTGCGTACGGCGGTGGCGGTGGATCTGGTGGTTTTGCAGCAGCAGGTAGTGGTGCTGGTGGTGCAGTAAGAATTATATGGGGAGCAGGACGTTCATTCCCGTCAACTAATACCGGAGATGTGTAATGGCTCTCCAAGCAGACGAACAAGTAAAACAGATTGGTGATGCCTTATCAATCATCACTGTTGTTGGTACATTAGCTAACCTGTTACCAGCTATTGCAGCTATCCTTACCATTGTATGGACTGCAATCAGGATATGGGAAACAGATACTGTTCAATCTATCTTTAATAGAGACAAACATGGAAGCGGTGGAACTTCTGAATAAACTATGGCCTATCTTTTTAGGATTCTTAGGGTTAGTAGGTTTTCTAGTTCGCAATGATGTCAGAGTAAAAGATTTAGAGGCTAAAGTAGAAACACTGTTTGAGCTTCACAATAGAGGTAAATAAGATGAAACAAAAGCCAAAGAAGATTGAGAAGGTTATGCGTGAGTACAAAGAAGGTACTCTGCATAGCGGTAAAGGTGGTCCTGTAGTTAAGTCACGTAAACAAGCAGTTGCCATTGCCTTATCAGAGGCTGGTATGGCTAAGAAGAAAGGAAAGAAATGATGAAACCCTGTCCAGGATGTCCTACCCCAGCTAAGTGCAAGAAAGCTGGTAAGTGTATGATGAAAGCCAAAGAAGCAAAGAGAACAAAGTGAAACCAGGACTATACGCTAACATCAACGCCAAGCGTAAGCGTATTGCTGAAGGCTCTGGTGAGAAGATGAAGAAGCCTGGAAGTAAAGGTGCTCCAACCGCTAAAGATTTCAAGGAGGCAGCTAAAACTGCTAAGAAGAAATGAAAGACTCTAGATTGGAAAGGGCGGGAGTGTCTGGGTACAACAAACCGAAGCGTACACCGGACCATCCTACGAAATCTCACATTGTTGTTGCAAAGGACGGTGATCAAGTTAAGACGATTCGCTTCGGACAACAAGGTGTTAAAGGTTCTCCTGAAGGTTCAACAAGGAACAAAGCCTTTAAAGCTCGTCATGCAGAAAACATCTCAAAAGGTAAGATGTCAGCGGCTTACTGGGCCAATAAGGTGAAATGGTAATGGCTACCTTTCTTGATTGTGTTAATGGCGTTCTTAGGCGCATCCGTGAGGATGAAGTAGTTACTGTTATTCAGAGTGACTACTCTAAACTCATTGGTGATATGGTTAATGAAGCTAAGAGAGAAGTTGAAGATGCTTGGAACTGGTCTGTGCTACGTCAAACAATCACAGTCACTACAGCAGCATCAACAACGAATTATGCTTTGTCTGGTTCTAATCTAAGAACTAAGATTGAAGATGCTTTCATACCCGCTGCACACTGGTATCTACGTCAGCTATCAGCAGCAGAGATGAACATGTACTTAAATGTTCTTAGTGCTCCTACTGGTCGTCCTAGCAGCTATGCTATGGCTACGACAAGTTCTGCTGGTGTATTGTCCGTTGATGTATTCCCTGTTCCAGATGCAGTTTACACACTGAAGTTTGATTGCATTGTACCTCAAGCAGATCTTGTTAACGATACTGATGTTATCTATGTACCATCAGATGTTGTTATCCAAGGTGCTTACCTACGTGCTATCAATGAACGTGGAGAGGATGGTGGTCGTCTATCTGATCAGCAAGCAGATCTTTATCGTAAGGCACTTGCTAACTATATCTCTATTGAAGCTGGTAGAGAGAGTGACTTAGTTCTCTGGGAAGCAGTATAATGGCTGATCAACTTAAACCAGTAACAGTTGTTGCTCCTGGTTTTTTTGGTCTTAACACCCAAGACTCTTCTGTTACGCTGCCTAAAGAATATGCCCTTAAGGCAGAGAATGCTGTTATTGATCAGTTTGGTCGTATTGCTTCTAGGCGTGGTTGGGTCAAAGTCAATACTTCTTCTGGTTTCAACAGCACAGAGCCTGCATTGATCAAAGAAGTCATTAAGACTGATGGATCAAAAGAGATTCTTAGTATTGGTGATAACAAGATCTATTCAGGTACAACATCATTAACCTTGAAGTACACTGGTACTACATGGACAGCACAGAACTGGAAAGCAGTAGACTTCAATGGATTTACTTACTTCTTTCAACGTAATCATAACCCACTGATATACGTACACAGTACCAATACTTACTCACTGATGTCCGCTTATGGTAGCTACAGTGGTACTGTACCCTTAGCTAATGAAGTATTGAGTGCTTTTGGTCGTTTATGGGTTGCGGACACAAGCACTGATAAACGTACAGTTACTTGGTCAGATTCTCTACAAGGCTTTGCTTGGACAGGCGGTACAGCAGGTTCAGTCAATATTGAGAAAGTATTAACCAACGGAACTGACACCATCACAGCCTTAGCAGCCTTTAACGGTTATCTTATCATCTTCTGTCGTCGGTCTATCATCATATACAGCGGTGCTCAGAATGACCCAACAACAAATCTATCATTGGTTGAAGTCATTGATGGTGTTGGTTGTATCAGCAGAGATACGGTACAAGATGTAGGCACTGATATCTTCTTCTTGTCCGATAGCGGTGTTAAGAGCCTAGCTAGGGTTATTCAAGAGAAGTCTAATCCGATCTTTGATATCTCTCGTAATGTCAAGAATGATTTGATCACTGACATTGCTACTAATGGTAATGATGACAACATCAAGTCTGTTTACTCAGATGCTGATGGTTTCTACTTATTAAGTCTTCCTTCAAGAAAGATAATCTATTGCTTTGATGTTAAATCAAGGCTACAGGATGGTTCCTGTAAAGTCACTACATGGACAATAGCACCGATATCGTTTTGTGCTACCAGTGATCGTAAATTGTACTTTAGCAGAACAGGCTATATAGCTCAATACTCTGGTGCAAGCGACAATGGAACAGCATATACGTTCTCTTACTATACTTCAAACATTGATGCTCAAACACCAGGAATATTTAAGATACTTAAGAAGATGACAATGCTTCTTATTGGCGGTAACAACACCACTATCAATATTCGATGGGCTACAGATTACAGTAACAGCTACAAAAGCAGTCAATACACACTACCTACAATAGCTCGTGCTGAGTACAACATTGCTCAGTACAACATTGATGAATACAACACAGGTTACAACACTGGTCTATCTGTTCGTAAGATAGAAAGACAGATTAGCGGTACTGGTGGTGTATTCCAGATAGGTATTGAAGCT